AAAGTGAACGGGTCCATGCCTGCCCGGGCCCGCATGAAGAAATCTTCGGGGGCACGACCTTTGATCCGCGAGAACCGGCAGTCGAGAACCTCGCCCCTGGCGCGGCCGAGGATGTCGCGCCATGCTTCGAGTTCGTCGTCGGTCAACTCGATGTCGTCGGGTGGTTCGGCGAACGCCGGGTATTCGATCACTTCCCACTGTGGGCCGTCGTAGCCGGGTTCGGCCATCCGTTCGATCAACGAACCGGACAGGTCGTCTTCGACCCAGCGGGTGGCGATGATGATGACGGTGCCGCCGGGTTGGACGCGACGGTTAATCGTCCCGTCCCATTCAGCGAGGTGCATCTTCTTCGTCGCTTGCGACGCAGCCTCTTGGGCGTTCTTGATCAGGTCGTCGATGACGATGACGTGACCGGGTCGGCCGGTGATCAGACCACCGATTCCAACACTTAGCATCCCTCCCCGGCCCCCGCTGACGCGCCAGTCGTGTGCTGCTCCGAAGTCGGGGTCGATGGATGAGCCGAACAGTTCTTGGCCGTACAGGGTGTGCAGACTACGCACATCTTTTCCCCTGCCTGTGGAGAAGTCGTCGGAGTAGGAGATGTACATGACTTGCCATTGGGGGAACATGCCGGTGACCCAGAACGGCAGGAGGATGCCGACGTAGGACGACTTGCCGACTTGTGGCGGGGCGTTGACGATGACGTATCGCTCGTTGTCGAAATCCATGATCGCGTCGACGATGCGTTGTTCGGCGTAGGCCAGCCACGCGTAGACCTCGTAGGTCGCGCCCCACACCATCTGACCGACGTACTGTCCGACGCTCGACGGCAGGGCGATACGGCGGGCGAGATCGAGGTCAGTCTTGGCTACCATCGACCACTTCACCGTCGATGATGTCACCGGAGTTGAGTGCTTGCATCGCGCCGACGCCTTGGTCGCGGAGCAGTTCAAGAACACCAGCTTTGACGGATTCGACGGCGGCGATCGACACCCGATGTTCGGAGCGGACCTCGATCCGTTTCACGTCACGCCAACGATCCGAGTCACGGTTGAACAACCACATCTGCATCGCTGCCACGTTGCCCGCGACGGCCCGGTTGAACAACGCTTCTTCGACGGTGCCGTTGGCCCGGTCCTGCGCGCCACGGACGATGTCGGCGAACTCGTGGTCTTTCATCAACTGTCGGGTGTGCAACGGTGACCAGCCGACGGCGATCCCGGCGTTGACCACCGAGGTGCCACAGGCGATCGCTTCGACGAACTGTTCCCTGGCGATCATCTCGTCGAAGACGTCCATGTGTTCGGAGCGTACTACTCGTCTTCGGGTTCCGCAGGTTTCACCTTGACGGTCTCGGCCGGATGCTCGACGAAACGCCACACCACCATCGACCCGCCCAACACGGCGAACCACACCAGGACCGGATCGGGGACGTTGACGAACTGGGCGGTGACCGCCACGGTGACAGCGGCGACGTAGGGGCTGACGCAATACGGGCATGTCGACAGTTCGTACAGCTTGTCGCCCCACAGCGTCATCCGCAGGGCCAGCCAGTTCTGCATCCGCTCGCGGCTGCGTTCCCAGATCGTGTCCTCGATGATGAAACGCGTCACCCGGTACACGACAAGACTGAGGACGACGACGAGTTCGAGCATCAGCAGTTCACGCAGCCTCGCGGCCGGACCTCCCAACGGACCTCGGAGTTGCCGACCTTGGTGCCGACCGTGTGCATGAGTTCGTGCGAGGTGCCGGTGATGGTGAGGGAACCGTTGGCATTCTCGACAATCTTGGCGTTGGTGAGTTGGTCGATCGGCACCCACTTGTCTTCGTCGAGACTCTTGGCATACAAGACGACGGCTGCCGGTTTGCCGTTCATGGTCAGCCGACATTTCTTGTGTTCCTCACCGTCGGGGTCGAGACCGCCGTAGGTGGTGACGTCGGCGAACGGGATCACTGGGGTGCTTGGCATTCCGACATACTATGCACGGCGACGGCCTGCATCGAGACCCCGTTGGTGCGGGCCATGTCGATCAGATCGTGTTTGTTGGCCTGCTTCTGTAGCAGGCGCAGTTGGGTGATCGGCATCGACCACGTCCCGGCGATCATCTGCGCCTTCACCGCGTAAGTGGCACAGTCGTACTGGGCGGGACAGGTGTTGCAGATCAGCAGCGCATAGCGAACCAGTTCAGAACCGCTGATGCCGTTGTACTTGCGCCCCGGTGCCACCTGCCAAGGAGTCGGATGGCCAGGACGGTTCGAGCCCCACTTGAAACACGACCCTTTCTCCATCCATTCGGTGTCGAGACCGTAGGCGGCAGTGATCAAGATCCCGAGATCTTCGATCGCCCCATCGGTGTTGCGTGGTTTGGGGATTGGGGGACTCCTGGCTAGAGAGCCCGCGCCGAACAGTATGGCCCACAGTCAGTGACAACAACTGCATCCACCGCGTTTGCACCCCGCGTATACAGTGACGCAATCGACGACGAAGACAGGCGACGGACCAAACTGACGAAGGCGATGACTTACGCCCGACGTTACGAACTCGACCGAGACGACCGCCTCCAACTCGCACAGGTGCTGCTGTGGCGCGACATCACCTCATGGAAAGATCTCACCGAGGAACAGTTGACCCGCATCCTCGACTGCATGGAGGGCTACGCGCTGATCAACCATCTGCGATGGCAGAAAGGCCACCGGGAATCAGAGCAGATTGCCGAAGTCGTCCCGGGTCCAAGTGTGCAACGCGTCGCCGACGGGTAGTGGGCCGAGCAAACCAATGCCGGTCATGTCGCCGACGTTGTACACCTGGATGCCCATGTTGCGGTAGGCCTGTAGGCGAGCGGTTTGGATCGGGTCACCGCCGTTGACCCATTCGGCCCAGAGAATGAACTCGCGTTGCGCGGTGCCGCCACCGGGGGCGGTTGTGATCGGCTTGATCAGATAGCCGAGGAACCGGGCCTGGCGTCCGGCGACGGCGATTTCTACGAGATCCACTTTGTTCTCCGTTGGATTGTTGGGCGGCACATCTCGGCGGTTGGCCTCACTGCGAATATCGGTGAGCGACCACGACCCGGCGCTGCCGATGTCGCGTGGCTGCCACGGGCCTTCGACTGCTGCGGCGGTAGCCGGGTCGATCTTGCGCCCTGGGGACCACAGCGAATGGGTGCAGCAGTCCGTCGGTTTGAGTCCGTAGGCGGCGGCGAGCGCGTTGTTGATCTTGAAGTAGGCATCAATCTGCCCTTGCGGCCACGGCTGTCCGACCCCGGTGTTGACCGCTTCGATCCCAATCGCGTGTGTGTTCATCTGATCCTCGGGCACCATGCCACGCGAGAACGTGATCGCCGGATGAGTCGCATCGACACGACCACCGGCACCGTTGGTGTTCGTCGCACCCGCCGCGCAAACAATCACGTCACCGGTCCGGCCGACCACCAGGTTGCACACCGGAGCGACACTGGCCCCGAAGCTGGCGTAGTAGGCGACGTTCTCGGTCGTGGTGCCCGGCGCGCTCGCTGCATGATGCCACATCACACACCAAGGACGGTTGCCGTCGAAGCCGCCCGAGCGGCGTGCCCGGGTTTGCCAGCCGTCCTGTTCCGTGACTTTCAACCCGGCACGGCGCAAGACGTCGGCCATGTCGGTCAAGAAACGAGTCCCCATCAGAGATCACCGTTGTCGATACGCAAACGAATGAACGCAATGTGCGTCAGCAACGCGGCGACTCGTCGCTCACGATCGTCACGTTGCAGTAGGTCGGCGATCCGCAGCGAGATGTTGTCCAACAGGTCGACGACCAGGTCGGACGCATCCCATCCGTCTTCGGGGTCGGCATCGTCGAACGGGACAACCTCAACGAGTTCATCGGCGGCCATCGCGTCACGCTACTAGGCATCCCACGACCGTGACGGTGTCTCAGTGGGAGACTGGCTGAATGAAGGAGCGTTCCGTGATCGAAGTGATGGTTCTTCGGTTCACGTGGGTCGTGGTGATCATCGTCATCGGCCTCGGCGCGGCGATCGTCCTGCTTGAAATCCGCGACCCGACCAACGACACGACGCTGATGGTTGCTTCACTGATGTCGCTCGTGACCGGCATCCTCGGTGCGCTCCTCGGCCTGCTCGCCGGGAAGTCCGAGACACGCGATCTGCACGCCCGCCCAGACAACGAGGACGACCTGTGAATCCGCTGTACGTTCTCAGCATCGCCGGAGCAGTCAGCGCAGTACCGGTCGCTTCGGTGTTCGTTTGGCAGGAACGCACCGACGCCCAAACCGTCGCCACAACAACCAC